AAGAAATAAAAGAATTACAAACATACGGAATACCTTACGCCAATTATAAATTTTTAGGAGTGTCAGTTATTAATAGTGCAGGCGAACTGCAGACTATACCTGATACAAATACAGGAAGTGTGTTATACTATGACTTATTAAATAATAGTATTAATGCAGCTCCGTTAAATCCTAATGGTGCAAAAGTTGGTAGATCAATAACCACAGATGCAACAGGTAATGCAACACAATGGTTAGGTGCTACAGAGTCTTCAAAAGTTTACTATGTTGCACCTCACGGTCGCGATGCAGCTACTAGCGGTAGTAATATGTCTGCTCCGTTTGCAAGTATTAAGTATGCTTGTCAACGTGCTGAGGAAGGTGCCACAATTTTTGTTAAAACTGGTACTTACAGTGAGCAATTACCAATAACAATTCCAGCAAATGTAGCTATTGTTGGTGACAATCAGCGTACAGTTATAATTGAACCAAAAACTGATAATAGTGATGACGGTATAACCCCAAATAGTCAGTCTTCAATGTTTTTAATGAGCAACGGCTCAATTTTAAACAAAGTTACTATGAGAGGTATGACTGGCTGGGTACCCGGAAGTACTCCTAGTGATATTACAACTTCTACAATTAAAGGTGTAGTAGTTAGGTTAAATCCTGCTTCTCCTGTACTTACTAAATCTCCTTATGTTTTGGAATGTTCATTTATTGGTTCAGGCGCTATTGGTGCTTTAATTGATGGTACAGTTCATGCAACTGGTGCTAAAACGATGATTTTCCATGGATATACTATTATTAATGATAATGGTGTTGGCTATTGGGTTAAAGATGAAGGTAAGTCAGAAATTGTAAGTTGCTTTACTTATTACAATTATTTTGGCTACATAGCAACTGGTGGCGGATTTATTCGTGCATTAAATGGTAACAATAGTTATGGTACTTGGGGTGCATTTTCGCAAGGTTTTGGAGCTTCCGAAACCGCAGTAACTGGTACACTATTAGGCAAACAACTTAATTTTGTTTATACTGGTGGTACAATTAATGTAGGCGATACATGTACAAGCAGTGCTGGTGGTACTGGTATTGTTACTAACGTACAGTATAGTGCTAATAAAGTATACTTAAGAAATACTACGGGTACTTTTGCATTTGGTAACGGCTTGACCTTTACAAGTGGCGGAGCAGCAACTGTTAGTGCTGGTGCTTTAGAAGACCAAAAAGGTTTTGTGTTGGTAATGAATGGTTTAACAGCTGCACCTAAACCAGGACAAAGTATTCAACTTGCAGGAGATACTTATGCTTATGTTGTACAAAGTGTAACAGGTACTTATGTAAATAATACTAGTGAAATTACGGTTATCTTGGCACAAGAAAAACCAAATGGTAGCGCTAGCGGTACTGCAGTTACTTTACGTAGTAAGTATTCGCAGATTCGTTTAACGGGCCACGATTTCTTGTCAATTGGTACTGGTGGTGTAACAACTACTAATTATCCAGGTACACCAACACAAGCTGCTGCTCAAGGTAATGAAACAAATGAAATCTTTCCAGGACGTGTATTCTATGTAAGTACCGACCAAGACGGTAACTTCCGTGTTGGTGAATACTTCCGTATTGACCAAGCAACTGGACGTGCTACACTGAACGCTAACGCGTTCGACTTGGCTGGTTTGACTAGTTTGAAACTGGGATCTATTGGTGCGCAGCTTGGTGAAACTATTAATGAGTTCTCCAGCGACGTTACTATGAGTGGTAATTCAAATACTGCTGTTCCAACAGAGTATGCGGTTAAAACTTATGTAGATAATAATAATGAAATATATTTATCTAATACAATTAGTGTGGATAAGTCACTGGCTACTAATAAGTTAGCATTTAGTATGGATACACTTACTATTTCTGGTACGGCAACGTATACTATACAGAACGGTGCTTATCATACAATTATGAATCCTTCTGGATTTGCGCTTTCAAAATAATAAGGATAATATTAAATGTCAAAACTTGTAGTAGATACAATACAAAGACCGGGGGGAGCGACAATGTCGTTCCCCGTTGCTGACGGCACAGCGGGTCAATTTTTAAAAACAGATGCCAGTGGAAATTTAACATTCAGTAATAGTTATACTTTTCCAGAAGTATCTTTACCAATAATTGCCCAAGAAGGTAAAGGTATAGTTGGCTCTGTTTCCAGTTTTACTGATCGTCAAAATAGTTATAGCTCACCTTCATGGAGTTCAACAGGACCTAGTGGTAGTGCGTATACAAACTACGTTGCTCATGACGATCCTAATTTAATACAATTTATTAATATGGCATTAGGTGACGGGGTGCCACAAGGTACTAGCGAGTGGTTTATAGGCGATGATGATCGCGGCAGTGGCTCTAGAGCTTTGCAATTTGCCAACGGCGACCGTTTAGGATATAAACGAGATAGATTTCAATATTCTAATACTACTTCAAACGGCGGACATACTTTTAGAATTATGCCTATCCGTAACACTTCAGCAGCAGCTATAAGCGTTAGTTTTTATGCAAGAATGAGTGATTATTATACTTCAGGATATGAAGGATGCTGTATGTTTGTACTAGCACCAAATACTAGCACATATAGTACTGTAACTACAGTGTCTAGTACTAGACTTTCTTACTCGCAAAGTAGTGGTGACACAAATGGCCCTCAAGCCTATACAGGCTCATATAGTATTCCGGCTAATACAACAGTATTAGTATGTTTAGCAAGTACTAACTCATACCAAACTACGTATAGGTTTAAAGATACAAATTATTTTTATTATTTAAATACTAGTTATACTTTTGCTAATGCAAATATTGTATGTGATATGCGTATGTTAAGCTCACTATACGCCAGTAACTTTAACCTGCCTAATTCAGGAACCTGTAATGGCACCGGTATTTTAGCCCCTCTTTGGACTAAAACTGCCACTAATTTTGGAGATAGATAAAATGTTTGTAAAATTCAATGAACAAAATATGGCAAAAGAAGTTATGGGATTATTGCCACCCACAGAAAATGCAGCAGACTGGACAGTGGTTGATGACGCACTAATGTCGGCTCGCCGTATTATTAAAGACGGAGATACTATACGTGCTGCAACAGATGCGGAATGTGAGGCTGAATTAGCTACACTTCGTGTTACTGCTGCCGCAAATAAAATGCGCTGGGAACGTGATCAAGCTTTAGCACTTTCGGATAGTTTAGTGTTACCAGATCGTTTTGCTAAGTTTACGCCCGCTCAACAGGCTAGTATTACTACTTATAGAGAAGCTTTGCGTAATCTTCCAGAACAAACAGGATTTCCACTTGAGGTTACAATTCCTGGCGCACCAGTACTATAATAGGAGTTAGAATATGTCAAAGATTATAGTAGACCAAATACAAAAACTAACGGTACCTAGCAGCCCTAGTGTGCTTACGGTTACTAATTCGGGTACAAGCTCTTATACTATTAATTCAGCAAGTAACCCAACACTAACTTTAGTTAGAGGTTCTACTTATACCTTTAACGTAAATGCAACAGGACACCCTTTTCATATACAAACGGTAAATAGTGCTTATAGTTCTGCAGATGTATATACTAGCGGAGTAACTAATCCAGGAGTAGCAGTAGGTACTATAACTTTTACAGTACCTGGTGGAGCTCCCAATACTTTATATTATGTTTGTCAAATGCATGCAGTAATGCGTGGAACCATTAACATAATTGATAATACTGCTCCAGCATTTAATATTCCTGCCGCAGACGGAACTACTGGTCAGTACATGAAAACTGATGGTAGCAGGAATTTGGGATGGGCTAGTATGACGTATACAGGCCCCCAAGTCTTAGCAGCAATACCTGTACAAGAAGGCAAAGGTATTATAGGTAGTGTTACTACTCACAGTGATCGTCAAAATAATTATTCTAGTGAAGAGTGGACAAGCAGCGGTCCTTGGACTACTTTTTATAACTACGCTATTGAATCTGATAATCATGCTATTCAATTCTGGAATATGTTTTTAGGTGATGGATACGCTAATCGAACTGATACTACTACTGATTATATGCTGGGCGGAGACTCTGAACACCAATTTGCAAGAACAATACAGTTTGCAAACGGTAAGCGTTTAGGATATGCCAGAGATTTCTTGCACTGGGATAACGCTACTAGTTATGCGGGACATAGCTGGAGAGTTATACCTGTACGTAATACTACTGCGTCACCAATTACAGTTACTATCTCAGCAAGAGCAAGTGATAATGGCGGAGGATATGAAGGTGCATGTATAGCAGTATTTGAACCTAATACTACTACATATAGCACAGTTACAAGTGTTACAGGAACTAGAGTTGCTTATTTTAATACCGGTACTCAAAATCAAAATTTAAGTGGTAGTTAT